TTTTTAAATAATATATTTATAATTAATTTTATGGACAATAATTTTTTACTAATTTGTATTGGTAATAATTCAAATAATTTACAAGGTTGTGAAAATGATGCTATATTATTTTATAATCTTAATTTTTTATATCCAAAACATTTATTATTAGGTAAAAATGCTACTTTAAAAAATTTAAATAAAATTTTTCAACTCAATAATAAAAAAAAAAATATTATAATTTTTTTTTCTGGTCATGGATTCAAAGGCGGGTGTTTAAATTTTTCTGATGGAATTTTAAAACCAATTGAAATTTATGACTTAATTAATTCTAATTTTGAAGATTATATAGATTTATATTTAATATTAGATTGTTGTTATTCCGGAGGATTCCCTCAAATAAAAAATTTTAATAAAATTAAAAATACTTTTATTTTTGCTTCTTGTCAAGAAAATGAAAAATCAAGTGAAATAATTATTTATTATAATTCAAATTATTTTCAATCATGGAAACCAATAGTTATTAATAAAAAAATTATATTAGGGTTATTTACTGTTAATTTAGTTGAAATAATTAAAAATAATATTTTGTATGATATTACAAAATGGTTAAATATAAAAAATTATTGGAAAGAATTAGAAAATATATCGTCTCAAAAAATAGTAATAAAACAATAAAATATGAAGAATTAAAAAGATATCGTCTAAAAAATAGTAATAAAAAATTTTATTTTAAATTTTTTAATATATTTTATTTAAATTTTTTAATATATTTTATTTAAATTTTCTATTTAATAATAAATGGCAGATAAAAAATGTGCTCCTAGTAAAACTTATAAAGATGGTTCATGTTTAACATTGGAAACTTTACAATTAATTGCTAAAAATCATAATAATAATACTGATACTAAATATCATATAAAAATAACAAATAATAAATTAGAAATGGTTAAAATATTAGAGAAAGCTCTATCAAATAAATGTGATAATCAAATATGTTGGACACGTGTAGCTGTTTTAGAAGAAATAGAAAAAACAACTTTCAGACCTGAAGGACCAACTAAAAGATATGCATGGTTATCAACTTCTGATATTAATGATGTAATAATGCAATATCAAGATAAACATAAAGATTTTGTATTTTTAGGTGCAGTGCCTGCTGATTTTGAGGAATTAACTGTTTTAGGTATCACTAATTTAGATTTGTACGATTTTGAAAAAGAAGGAAAATCTAAATTAGGAATGGTTATTAATTTAGATGATTCTCGTGGAAATGGTACACATTGGGTTTCTTTATTTGTTAATTTAAAAAAAGGCCAAATTTATTATTTTGACTCTGTTGGTAAAAAACCATCTACAAGAACAAAAAAATTTATAAATAAAATAGTTAAATATATTTATAATAAAAAATATGAAAAAGATATTAATATTAATAGATTATTAAAAATAACAAATATATTATCGAAATCTTCAGAATTCAAAGAAAAATATATTACAGATTCCAATAATAATATATTACAAACTGTAAATGATATGAAAATATTTGATATTAGATATAATTCTAAACAACATCAATTTGGAAACTCTGAATGTGGTGTTTACTCTATTAACTTTATTGTTAGACTAGTAGGTGGTGAAAGTTTTGATGATATTACAAAAAATATTACAAAAGATGATAAAATAAATGAATGTAGACCAGAATATTTTAGAAATGTTAATTTTTAATATTATATTCAAAAAAATTTAAAATTAAATATGTAATTCTTCAATTGGATTATTAATTTCAAGTTGAATATTTAGACTATAAGGTAATCCATAAAAATTAAATGGCCTACCTTTAGAGTCTTTAAAACTTAAGTCAAGTCTATCTAATAAAATTGGTTCTTCAAATTTAAATTGATGATTACCTTGATTATTTGTATATAATATAGCATATGGTGTTGAATCATCTAAATTATTTATAAATAAAAAAATTTTTTCTTCTATTCTTAAATCCCACGGTTTTACACTAACATATTCATTTTTTCCAACACAATGTAAAGTAAATCCTAAAATTTCTTTACTTAATGCTGTTGGAATAATTTCAAATGGTTCTTCTGATTTAATTTCAATTAATTGTTCCTCATTTAATTCAAATTTATATTTTTCTGATTTTGTATTTAATTTATTTATTAGATTATCAATTACATATTTACCAGAATTTAATATTAATTCAATTATTTCGTTATCTGTATTTTTAATTTTAAAAATATTATTTTTTTCAGATTCTATATTATATCTTGGTTGTGGTATAGAATAAGACATTAATTTCATTCCAATTATATTTTCAACTGGTCCAAATTCAAATGAAAAATCACTATGTGGTTCAAAAGGCGAAATATCTAATTGGATATTTGTTGTTTCATATAAATAATGATATTTTTTCATTAATAACTTCATTTCTTCTTCTTTTTTTGATATTAATATTTCTTTTTCATTTAATTTTTCAAATTCTAAAGAAATTTCTTGTTTTATTAAATCTAATTTATTTTCACTAAAATATTCTATTTGTTTTTTTAACATTTCATTTTCTCTTTTAATATTTTCTACTTCATGAGCATCAACCATTCCTAATTTTTTTAGAGTATTCTGAATTTTACTAATATCTAAATTTTTATTAGATAAGGATTTAGTAAGTTGGGACGTAGATTGTGAGTTTAGTTGAATATTATCATTAATAGATGAGGAAGTTTGATTATATTGTTCTTGATATTTTACTTGTTCTGGTATATCTCTTCTTATTTGTTCTGGTATATTTCTTTTTACTTGTTCTGGTATATTTCTTTTTACTTGTTCTGGTATATTTCTTCTTATTTGTTCTGGTATATTTCTTTTTACTTGTTCTGATATATCTCTTCTTACTTGTTCTGACATTTCTCTTCTCATTGCTTCAAATTGTTCTCGTTTAAAATCCGATTGTTCTCTAACTTCTTGATGTTTTCTCATTTCCATTATTTCTTTTTCTTCACGAATTTGTTCTACAGTTTTTGGTTCATAATCTGGTATTTCATCTACTTCTATATCTCTATTATTCATTTGATTATTACTAAAATTTTCACTTGTAAAATCTATTTTATCTCTACTTGGTAGAATATTAACAGATTTTCTTTCATGTTCTAAACTTTTTAATCTATCTTGAAATGAACGTGTATCTTCTTCTATTTCTTTTAATTCAATTGGTTTATCGATATTATTTATATTATATAAATCTCCATTGTCATTAGCCGATAAAAATCCCATATCTAATTCATCATGTGGGATATCTCTAGTGAAATCAGGTTTACCGCCACGTTTTGGAATATCTTGAATTGTTCTAGAACTTTTATTATTTCCTGACATATTACGTTCATTTTTGGATATTGAATTATTTTTTCCTAATTCATAATCATTTTTTTCTAATTGAGTTTTTATTGGTTTCAAAAAATCAGGTGTTATTGGTCTACCATTCATCCGTATTTCTCCATCTCTTTCAGAATTTAATTGGTCCATTTTTTTATTAATGTCTTCCGAACCTTTACCAAATTGATATTGATTAAATGTATAATTTTCATTAACTTGTTCTACAATTGGTTTAAATAATCTATCAAATTTATCATTATTAGTATCTTTATTGTTATTAGTACCTTTATTACTATCGGGTGGATATAAAAATTGATTTTGTGAAGGTTTTGGTCTATCTGAAACTTGATTACCATTATTTGGATTTGAGTTAAAGTCTCGATCAAATTTTAATTGTGATGCATTTGGTTGTGCAATAGCTAGAATATCATTAGAACTTAATTCTTTTTGTGTTTCACCATAAGATAGTTTATTAAATTGTTGAAAGATTGATTCAATATTTTTTTTATTAATTTTTTTTAAATCTAATGATTTATAAACAGATTTCATGTTTTTAATTAATAAATCAATTATTTTTTTTTTTCCATCTTTATTTATTTCTAATAAATTATTTTTTTCAAGTAAACTTTTATTTAATGTTGAAATATTATCTTTTGAAAAGAATATATCTGTTATAGTTTTAATATTACCATTTAATTCCATATAAATATAATTATTATTTTTTTTTTAAATAAACTTTATTAAATCTATTTATTCTAAAGATTTCTTTGATAAAGTTGAAATAACAGAATTATTATCATCATCACTATTGCAATAATCGTCGTTTTCTTCATTTTTATCATAATCATTCTTACATAAAATTAATATTTCACTATTATTGTTATTATTATTATTAATTAAAGACCATGGAGGATAATATATATCAGATTTAGTATATTGATCATCTTTTAATACGCCATAATTAATTAAAGCCATTTTAGCGGCAGCTTGTTCTCCTTCTTTTTTAGACGCACCTAATCCAAAACCAACACATCTTTCTTTAAAGTGACTATTTGGTAAAGAATCATGTTTTTCTACACCCATAATATATGTTCTTTTATGTGGAGGACCTTCAAAATAAATAGCACAATAAGACGGAAATTTCCATTTTTGTGAATGATAAAAACGCAATAATCTATCTTTATAATTATTATCTTGATATAATTTTTCTGAATAATCAATCATTGTTTCAAGTAAATTGACCATCAATTGAAAACAAGGTTCAAATCCATTACTATTAAATAATGCTCCCATAAATGCTTCAAAAACATCTTCATGAATTTTCTCTAAATTACGACCATTCATAGATTCAATTTGTTTAGAAATAATAAAAAACTTATCTAAACCTATTTCTTTTGACATTTCTGCAAGATTAGTTTTATCTTCTATTTTAGTTTGAAGTCGTGTCATGAAACCTTCATCTTGATTTGGGTAACGTTTTAATAGATAAAAAGATACAATAATTTTAACTACTCTATCTCCAAAATATTCAAGTCTTTCATAACTACGTTCTCGTAATTCTAATAATTTTTGTGGATTACCCATTTCTGCTTTTGTAGCTTGTAAAACTTCATCTGTAAAAAGATCTTTTTTACAATATGATTTATGTGTAAAAGATTCATGAAAAATATCAATATGATTAATTTTATTTACATGTACATTAAAATTTGCTAAAATTTTAATAATGTCCTCTTCTGTTGCTAAGACATTATTTAAATTATAAGGTATTTGTATAGTTTCTTCTTCTCCATTATTATTAATTATTTTCAATCCGTTTGTTAAATAACTAGTTGCCATTAAAGTATAATCTATTAATGCTATAAATAGTTTTATCAATTTTTTTTAATACATTAATTTTTATAAAATTTATTATATAATTTAATTATTTTTCATAAAATAAAACGATATGTTTTAAATATTCAACAAATTAAATACAACCTAAATATTATAAACAAATGTTTTATTTTATTATAATGAATAATAAAATAAAAGAAGAATGCACTATTGCCGTATGCGGTCCTGTAGATGCTGGTAAAAGTTCTTTAATTGGTGTATTAACATCAGGTTATTTAGACGATGGACGAGGTCTTGCAAGAAATAAAGTTTTAATTCATCCTCATGAAATTAGTTCAGGTAGAACAAGTCATATTACATATAATCCATTAGTTTATCATAAAAAAGATGATAATACTATTTCATTATATGCACCAAAAGAAGAAAAAAAATTAAAAGATATTATAACTCGAACTAAAACTTGTTGGGATACAAAAGTTATATCTTTTTTAGATTTAGCAGGTCATGAAAAATATCTTAAAACAACTATATTTGGTGTAACTGGCATGTTTCCTGATTATGGTATTGTTGTAATTGGTGCAAATACAGGTGTCACTAAATTAACTAAAGAACACTTGGGTATTTTATTATATTTAAATATTCCATTTATTATTACTATAACTAAAGTTGACATTGCACCTAAAGATGTTCATCAAAATTTATGTAATCAATTAAAAAAAATTTTAGGTAAAACTAATTTTGGAAAAATTTTATATTTTATTAATAATGATAAAGAAACAGATGATTATGTAAATAATATGTTGGGTAATCATGATATAATTCCTATTATTTCTATATCTAATAAAATTGGAACTAATATTGAAAATTTACATCAAATTTTATATCATTTACCACATCGTGATAAATGGACTAATATTTCTGGTTCTATTTATTATTTAGATGGAACATATACAGTACCTGGTATTGGTTTAGTTGTATCAGGTACTAATAAAGGAGAACCAATTAATTTAAGACAAAAATTATATTTAGGTCCTTTTGAAAATAATATATTTAAAGAGGTTGTTGTTCGTAGTATTCATAATAGTTTAAGAGAACTTGTTGACTCTGCTTTATCAAATGTTCAAACTACATTAGCAATTAAAGGAACTAAAGAACAAATAAATAAACGTCAAATTAGAAAAGGTATGGTTTTAATTGATAATCTTGAAAAATTCAAACCATATGTAGTAAAAAAATTCAAAGCACAAATAAATGTTTTGCATCATTCAACTACAATTAAATCAGGGTATTCTCCTGTAATTCATTGCGGACCTATTAGACAGTCTGCAAAAATTAATTTAAATAATCAAATTTTAAGAAACGGTGATACGTGTTATGTTGAATTTGAATTTAATTATTATCCAGAATTTATAGAAAAAAATACAGTTTTCTTTTTTAGAGATGGTTCAACTAAAGGTGTTGGTAATATAATAGATTATTAAATTTATTTTTTATCATTTAGTATCAATTTTTTATATTGGATGCGAATAAAGTCATACTTTTACCATTATAATTTTATGAAATTCATTGCATTAAAACACACGCATTTAAATCTTCAAGAGTATAAATAAATAAAAATTATATT